TCTTTCCACGGCATCGACACTTTTCCCCTGCGATCGCAGGGGAAAAGTGTTACCCATGTCTCCGGAACGTTGTGTCACCTATGTCTCAGAACGCTCACAATAGGTTATTGGAATTTCTCTGTTTCCTGGCTGCTTCATCGGTTTGCCGGCGACTTTTTGGCGATTGCCGCCTGCGCGTCTTCAGTATCGAAAATCCGCTCTGCCGCGATCCGGCGCCGTAGAAGTCCTGCCATCACCTCTCCTCCCGCCTCGTCCCAACGGTCGAATTCTTCCGCAGCAAGGTCAAATTGCCCTTAATTTATCATTGGCAATAACGACGATGACTTAAAATTCCCTGCCCCGACGTTATAAATAAAAATCTATTACCGCCGCGGTTTCGTGCGCCGTCAGGGGCATCATAATGTCGCTGGCGACTACATGAAAGGCCCGGTACATATTCCGCATTGCCAGCTCGCAGGCTTCGTTGTAAGTTATTTGGGCAGCCCGTGGGGTCACCGGCATCTCTTCGGCGTCCCGTGTAGACCCAAATCCAAACCCCCAGGGCTTCGCGCCCGTGCCATGATCGGGATATGGGTTACGGGTTAGCCTCAAATCCTTCAAATGGCTTGGCAATCGAGAGCGCAATCTGTTGTGCTACTCAATTTGAGCGTCAGTATCTTCAACCATAAAATTTCGTCCTGAGTAACGACATACCTTAAATTATTGATTGCAAGCTGCCCTTATTGCTGGGTGGCAGCTATCGTGCCGACATCCAGATGACATTCGTCATCGTTGATCTTGAGATGCACGATGTAATCCGCGGCGGCACTTTGCATCCGGCTCTCTGGCACCTCTGGCTCCGCTGCAACCGTCAACAAAGAAGTTGGTACCATTGCGCGCTCAATATTCGTCCTGGTGAGCACCGTTGCTCTAGGCGCGCTCGCACATGCTGCGAGACAAAGCATTCCGATGACGCCGAGGCAAGCATTTCGAGCCCAGCTTTTGGTTCGTTTTTTTTTCTGTCTCATGGCTGAGCCTTTCCCGATCTCGTCAAGCACGGCGGACAAGACCGGCGCGTCCTTGTCCGGCCGTGCAGTCTGCCCGGCAATCTGCTTGGTCAGTGCTGTTTCCCAGTTTCCGGCCTGCGCATTCGCTACCACAAGCCCCACTTCGGCAATTTTGGCCTTGGCATCTGTCGCAATGATTTCGGACGTGGCGGCGGCATTTCCAACGGCGACCGCCTTGGCATCGTTTTTCTGTTGTATCGCTAACGCCAGTTTAGCCGCGTCAGCAGCGCCGAGTTAAAATCTACAGCCGGAAGCGTACCCTCCGGTAAAGCAAAAACCGGCAATAACAACATACGGCCAGAGCTTGCTCAGAAATGGCAACAGAATTGCAAGCAATTCAACCTCCAAATTTCGCTTTGATACCCATTGCAACGGTAATCGCCGCCAAAACGGTGCCGGCGGAGCCGAAAAGTATGGCGGCTGCGTTCGAGAAATCCAGCGGCACAAACGGGTGCCGACGAATGACGACGTCAAAAATTTCCAACCCAAGAAAACTTTCCAGCGTGAGAACAAACAAAATTCCAATGCCGACCGCTAGTACAGCGATTTCATCCGCTTTCACGCCATCCGGACCCTTAAAGAGCTCGGCTATGAATTTATCCAACCAAACGGCGCGCCATCTGACATCATGCTCGGCTTCGGATCCGCCGACCATTACTCACGCCTCCTCGACGATTAATTCCATAAAGGAGTTCTGAATGGTAAAATTTACGCCGCCGCCACCGGTACGAATTTGATGTGTGAAAGTGATGGTTGAACCGGGTGAATAGGTTCCGGATGTTAGAATGGTATCCGCGGTTCCCCACGTGTCTCCGATAGCCAACGCTGTGACCAATGAGGCGTTGCCGATATAATTATTCCTTCCGTCATTCAATATGTTTTGAAAGTTTTGGCGCACGTTTGCAGCGGTCGCGGTTCCTTCGCCTACCATCCTGACGTGGGCGCGGAACGCCCCGCTCTTGCTGGCGGCCGGAAATGTTAGCTGTATATCCTCAATTGTATATGTTGAGCTATTCGCCGGGGCAGTGATGATGCCAGGCTGCGAGGCAGCAAAAAACTGGCGCACAGGAAATTGCGATATGTTTACTGCATGTGTGGATGCCGTTCCCTCCGCGACGTTGATCGAACCGGCACCAGACTCGCTTAAGTGAAAACTACCAGCCAGAATGACCCCGCCATAGGACCAATCCGCCAGAATTTCTCCGCCAGAAAGCGGCACGCCACCCTGCAACACTTGGAGATTAGATAGGCCATTGATGCTGATGAACGTCGCTGCCGAATTCGCCTCTGCAGCCTTGAAGGTTACCCATGTCCCATCTTTATACGCCGTCAGCGCTGGCGAAAGCGAAACAGTAATCAAGTTTGCACTTCCGCCCGCTACCGCATAGTTTGTCGAGCCATTCTGAATAATCTGAGTCAGCCCGGCCACAGAGTTTATGAATGGGGCACCAGGCGCCAGTGCGATCTGTCCATTGATGGTTTGGGTATCGCCATTTTTAATCGTGACAACATATAAGGGCACATAGCCGGCAGGTGTTGCCGGCGTGATTTGGGTACCTGTAAGCGCCGGTGTTCCAGCTACGATCTGAAGCTGAACCGTATCCTGTCGTGTCGTAACTTGCGCGGCTGAATTATTCGCTGGGCCGCTGAATGGCTGCGACGGGATCGCGGCATTGTAGTAAGGCAATACGGCTGCATTGATATCCTGCTCAATGAATGCGGCGGACACCAGATAATTTGTCGAATAGCCTACAGATGCCGGGGCCGCATTTGCAAGTCCAAGATCCACCCCAACCGCGAGAATACCGGTTTTCAGCACATTCGTCGCGGTATCCGTTCCCAGCACGCCGTAAGCGCTCGGATCTGTCTCCTGATACGAAAAGAGAAATCCACGTCCGACATTTACGGCGAACGCCGAACCAGCCACCGCCGTGTTTGGAACAGCAGTCACCGTCAGCCCAGCGACCTGGGTGCTTTGTCCGAGAATGGACTCGGCAACCGCACCGACGCCAACCATTGCGTATTTGCCGACAGATAAGAAGTCCTCCACGCGCGGCAAAGCACCGGCATAGCTTATTACGCGATCGGTCATACAAAACTCCGTTAGGTAATTTGGGTCCAGGCGATGTATCCCACAGGCATCCATGCAGCGATTTGCTGATAAATAATGGCATCTGTAATGGAACCCGGTACCGACTGCGGATCTACAAAGGCGAGTGATCCACCGCCCGCAACTGGCATGCCCTGTGTTGCAAATCCGTAACCGCCGCCGATTGCCGCTACATACTCGGTCGATATGCCGCCTTGATTTGCGAAGACATAATATCCCGTCAACGGCGCCTCAACGGTAATAAAAACCTGGCAGGGCAACGCCATCGAACCCCATAACCCGGCACCGCTGTCGCCCAAATCATCGTAGAAGGCAAATACGCCGCCGCCAGCGACTGGATCACTCTGCGTAGCCCATCCCCCTGTCTGCGCCACGTTATTGGGCTGAAATATGCCAGGGGTGTTACCGGTGAGTTGCTCCAGCATCGACATCATGCCGTTATAAGTACCCCGAGGCGCCGTCAGGTTATATTGAATCCGCGTTGCATAAGCCGCATCAGATTCGTATTCCAGCCGAGGCAGTCCGCTGCCAAAAAAGTCTTGCGCCGCCAGGTCAAGGAATGCGCCGCTCGCCGACGCAATCCGTTGCTGCGCCTTTGCAAACACCGTCATCCCGTAGATGAGTGAGAACATAAGCGCCGGCGCCTGCAACACCGCCAACAAACGCGGCGCCACCGCTGGGAACCAACCGCCCGGCAAAAGCCGTAACAGACGCCCCGTGAAATCCGCTTGGTCGTAAACCGGCAGAATGGCTGTTGTTAGAACGCCATCGTTATTCAGAACTTGAAAATCAATGGTCTGCCCGCTCGGCAGCGTTGCCATGGTACTCGATACGATGCTGGCCATCAGCTCACCGTCACTGTACCGGCGCGCACCACCGTTCCAGGTGATCCACCAATATCCGCCGTCCCGCCATTGAGTGTGGCGCTTGCAACGTTGGTCACGTTTGCCGAAGCGTCATATGCAATTTTGAAAATAGCGCTATAAGGTAGCGGTGCCGGGGCGCTCGATGTGCTAACCGGAAGTGCCGAAATATAAGCGGTGATCGCTGCTGCCACCAGCGGCAATGCCGCCGCCTTCTCCACCAAGGTGGCGCAGGTAATCGTCAACGCAATATTGGCGGTAATGACAGGTGCCTGCATAACCGTGCAGATCGCGCCAAGCGCCAGCATCGAAGGCCCAGTTGCCGCGGTTGCAACGGCCGTTAGCGTGCTGCTTGGCGTCGCCCCGCTGCCGTCATCTACTGCAATCACACCGTAGCCGGGTGCAAATGCACCACCTACGGTCTGCACACCCGACAGCACCGCGCATGTCAGGTTTTGCGCCACGCCAAGAACGGCGGACTGCAGTGCAACAGGCGTGGCTTTGGCTAGCGATGTTAGAAACAGGCCGAACCGCGCCTTGAATGCGGTATCACTCTCCGCGTTCATCCCATTGGTAAAGGCAGCGGCATTCGTCACCGTATCGACATATGGGATATTGCTGGTCACCAGACCGAGCGCACCTGCAATAATATTGCCGGCCACCCCAGCCACCGTATTCTGCACCGTCGCGTTAATGCTGGCGACACCGGCCGGGATGATGTAGGCGTAAGCGGTCGCGGAATACGCTGCCTGTGTGGTATCCGCCACCAGCACGAAACTCTGCGTGCCATCGGTGGTTTTTATCGTTGAGCCAACTTGTATCACCGCCTGCTGGGCAGCACTGTAGCGGGCAAATGCCACCTGCCCTGACGCCGCCGCGCCGGCTATGCGGGTAAAGCCGAAGTCAGCACAGAACAGATCGCAATCACTACCCGAACATGTAGCCAAGCGGGCCGCACTCAGCACCTGAGTCGTCAACCATTGCAGCCACAAATAGGTCCCAGCGCAAGCATTCACAAAGGCTAGCATCGCGGATCCCGGAGTCATCGAAATCGTAAATCCGCCGGTCGCAGCCGCGCCTTGAATTGCCGCAGACATATTTGCGACAATTTGGCTTTTTGTTTGTAACGAAAGCTGCATATCAGTTCCCCAACGGCAACGTTAAAATCTGACTTTGCCCAGTCGTGGCATCGGTATAGGTGATCGTAACTGTAATTACCGTTCCGCTCTGCGTGGCTGTCACCGTTGGATTTGGCAATTGCGCGACGCTCGCCTCCTGAAAGATTTGCGAGAGGATCGCATTGGTTATCGCCGCCAGATTTATGGGTTGTCCCACGAACTGCCCGAGCCCGGCGCCATATGCCAGATTCCAGATGTCTGCGCCCGCCGCGGTCAGTAACCGCTTGATCACATGCTGCTGTGTCTCATCCGCAATATACAAGAAATCCCCGCCGGCGCTGAGGTCTATGTCAGCACCGTAGAAATGCGAAATATCGCCCATCTCCTATCCTTGCGGCTCGCCGGTCTGCGTCGGCGGATTTCCACCCGGAACATAGGGGTGGGTGTGCGGTGTGAATGCAATCCCGGCAGTCGTTGTTTCGACCGTGACGTTCAGTGAGCCGGTGATGTTCACCGTTGCATCCCCCCCATTGGGCGCCGCGATATTTAGCGTCGGCGTGACCATCGAAATTGCACCTCCGGCCCGCAAATACAGCAGCGAGCCAGTCTCGTTTTGAATCATAATTTCTCCCGGCTCAGCACCGGTCGGCGCTGGGTCTACGTCGGAGAAATAGAAACCGGTAACCACCCAATTCTGCGCATCTCCGACCT